TAAGGAACACTTAAAATGGATTCACGATAGAATAGTGAATGTGTATGGAGAAAGTGAGAACGTAGACTTCCTTATAAGAATGAGAGAGATTATACAAACCTTTAACACCAAATAGAAATGAGAACTCCGCCCGCTTATGGCGCATTAGGATTCAGCAAGCGGAATGCAACCGCCCTGATTAACGGAGTCTTTTTCTTTAACACCAACGAGAAATGAGAGAGCAATTTGTGCGGATAGCAATGGCTCGCCTACGCAGCATCTATCCATTCAAGCCCCAACGCCAAGCAGTCGCAGCTCGTATGTGGGTTCAATATCTTGAACGCTACGCTAAACGTGAGTGGGAGCGTAACGAAGAAGAAATGAACAAACGTATGGACATCATCGGGCAGAACGGCAACACAGGCGAACACTATGAGTAAACCTTTTGTATTAGCCTTCCACAAGAAGAATTCGGGGGTCAGCTATCACCGTGTCTTTGCCCCTCTGATCTGCCATCAGGAGGCTGACATCTACTTCATCGAGAAGATCACCGACCTCGATCCGGAGGTATGGCCTAAAGTGACGCACATATTTGCAAGCCGTACTTTTCCTGTTGACCCGTTTGATGACTTCATCACCCTATGCAAAAGAGAAGGAATCAAGCTAATCTTGGATCAAGACGATTGGTGGGTGCTACCTCCCGCCCATCCCCTGCGTGGACTCTATGTCGACAAGGTAAAGGAGCGAATCGTCAAGTCAATCAAAGTGGCTGACGAGGTATGGGTGACCAACAAGCACCTTGCGTCAAAGGTCAGAAAGTACAACACCAACATCCGAGTCATCCCCAACGCCATCAGCGTACCCACTTGGCAGATAAACCGAGAGCCATCAGAGAAGGTACGCTTTGGCTACATCGGAGGCAACCACCACCAAGCGGACATCCGTGAATCAACAATCGACCTGACCGGATATGAAGCATTCGTTGCAAACGTAGACAACTACCCAACGATGATGAAGGCGAACCACACACTCAACACCTTCCCGCCAAACTCATACCATCGCTTGTACGACTTCTTTGACGTGAGCCTTGTGCCGCTATCAACAAGCGAATTCGCAAAGTGCAAATCGCATCTGAAGATGCTTGAGGCAGGATTTAGCAAGTGCGCTCTGATCGTGAGCAACACGCACCCCTACACCCCATACATCACCAAAGACAACTGCATTGCGATTAACCACCCAAGTGAATGGGCAGGAGCAATCAAGAGGCTAAACGATAACCCCAACCAAGTCCAAGACATAGCGGATTCGTTACACGACTACGTGCAAGAATTCACGATGGACAAAATAAACCAACTGCGATGCTTTACATTGTGACCCCCTGCTCACGCCCCCGCAACCTCAAGCGGATGAAACAGTACATCCCCGATTGGGCTACGTGGGTGGTGATGATGGATGCGTCAACCGACTTCAAAGAAGCAACAGGCGCAAACGTCACCCACTACTCTACCAAGACAGGACATTGGGGCAACCCCCTACGCAACGAGTTCCTTGACCTGTACCAAGACCAATTCACTCAAGAGGATTGGGTGTACTTCTTGGACGATGACAATATCATCCACCCGAAGTTCAACGAAGAATGGAGCAACATCCACAACCTCGATTCTACAATCGTAACTTGGGGACAAGAGGGAAGGCTACGCCCTACCGACCAACCAAAAGTCGGGAACATAGACACCGCATCCTTTATGTTTAAACCATACCACGTACCCAAGCTCCGCTTCGCTAACATCTACGAGGCTGATGGTCAGTTTGCTGCCGCATTAGCAGCTCAAGGAACGCTGATCTGCGTGGATTCCTATCTTTGCTACTATAACGCCCTACGATGAAAACACACAAACAAATTGACGGGTGGTTCAACCACCAAGCAGCATACGACTTCTTAATCTCCAAAGTACCGGAGGGAGGGTCATTCGTAGAACTCGGTGCGTGGCTCGGTAAGTCATCTGCCTATTTATGTGATAACGCTCACGGAATAGATGTCACAATCGTGGACACTTGGAAGGGATCACCAAACGAACTCACCACCACCCACAAGCTCGCAACGCAGGTAGACATCTACGACCTGTTTGTTGAGAATATGGGAGACCGTAAGTACAAGGCCATCAGAGCAACATCCAAATCAGCAGCACGGAAGTTCAAAGCCGAATCACTTGACGTGGTATTCATAGACCTGACCCATACCTATGAAGCGGTAAAGGAGGATATTCAGCTATGGCTTCCCAAAGTAAAGAAGGGAGGCTATATAGCAGGAGACGACTATCACGAAAATTGGCAAGGAGTAATCCAAGCAGTAGACGAGCTACTACCACACGCCACGTTCATTGACGATTGTTGGATCTACCAAAAGTGAAGAACCACACAAAGGTCTACCTCAAGGGGATGGGCTACGACACAACCGATTGGATCCCTTGCGAGGTATGCCAAGCACAGGCCGTAGACATTCACCATATTGAGGCACGTGGAATGGGAGGGAGCAAAGAGGCTGACACCATAGAAAACCTGATGGGGCTATGCCGCAAATGCCACAACGCATTCGGGGACAAGACCCAACACAAGGAGATGCTGAAGGCAGTCCACAACCATCACCTGTCAAAGCGGGTTATTTAGTTGAATTATACAATTGTAAACAATGCCATTTGAAAAAGGAGTGAGCGGAAACCCTGCGGGCAAACCGAAGGGAGCAGCAAACAAAACGACCAACAAAATCCGTGAGGCATTCCAAAACCTCATTGAAGCCAACCTTGAGAATATGACCACTTGGCTCACGCAGGTAGCTGCTGATGACCCGAAGGGCGCACTTGACCTACTGAACAAGATGGCGGAGTACACGACACCCAAGCTCGCACGGGTAGAGAACTCCCACGAAGCAGCAGATGAACTCACCCAAATCAAAGTAGAGATTGTCCGTACTCCAAGTCAAGACAAGTGAACTCTTTGAGAAGAACTACACCGCACCAACACGGATAGTAGTTAATCAGGGAGGCTCACGTTCAGGTAAGACCTACTCCATCTTGCAGATGCTCATTGTCATCGCAATGCAAGAAAAGGGGAAGGTCTTTTCTATTGTGCGCAAGTCGCTGCCATCGCTCAAGATGACGGCCTACCGTGACTTCTTTGAGATCCTCAACAAACTTGATTTGTACGATGAGTCACGCCACAACAAGAGCGACTACACCTACACGCTCAACGGCAACCTCTTTGAGTTCATTTCGCTTGACCAACCGCAGAAGAAGCGTGGAGCAAGACGTGACTACCTATTTTGCAACGAGGCCAACGAGCTTTCTTGGGAGGACTTCTTTCAGCTCTTGGTTCGTACCACAGGCAAGATATGGATTGACTACAACCCATCTGATGCGTTCCATTGGATATACGACCGCCTCTTAACCCGTGATGACGTAACGTACATACAAAGTACTTACAAAGACAATCCCTTTCTTGATGCCTCCATCGTAGCAGAGATTGAACGCCTCGCAACAACCGATGAGGACTATTGGCGCATCTACGGATTGGGTGAGCGTGGTATGAGTCGTGCCACCATCTTCCAATTCGGGATGAGTGAGATCCCATCAGACGCAACGCTACTTGCTCACGGGATGGACTTCGGGTACACCAACGACCCAACTGCACTTGTGGCGGTGTACAAATCAGGAGACAACCTATACCTTGACGAGCTAATCTACCGCACCGGACTCACCAACCCCGACATCAGCAACCACCTCAAGAGCCTAAACCTCGACCGAAGGTCAGAGATTTTCGCTGACTCTGCTGAACCAAAATCCATCGAGGAGCTGCATCGTATGGGATGGAACATAAAACCCACGCAGAAGGGCGCAGATAGCGTCATAGTGGGTATTGATGTGCTGAAGCGTCACAAGATATTTGCAACACCACGAAGCACCAACCTAATCAAGGAGCTTCAGAACTACAAATGGGTGGAGGACAAGAACTCCAACCTGCTCAACAAACCCATTGACGCATTCAACCACGCCATCGATGCGGTACGCTACGCCACGTACAACAAGCTCTCGAAGCCCAACTACGGACGCTATGCCATACGTTAAATTCAAAAGGTTATTTTATTGATGAAGCTCATTGTTCCAAATCAGATGAACGAGATCCGCCTGTCGGACTACCAACGCTTTGTGCGCTTGGAGGGTGACGAGGAGTTTCTATCACGCAAAGCCCTTGAGATCTTCTGCGGCCTGTCGATGGATGTCATCCTTCAGATGAAGGCATCGAGCCTCAACAAGATCAATGCGGTGCTGATGAAGGCGTTTTCGGAACGCCCACCCCTGAAGCAACGCTTCTTCATCGACAAGCAGGAGTTCGGGTTTATCCCCTCGCTTGAGGAGATCACCGTTGGTGAACTCAATGACATCGACACCTACATCTCGGATTGGTCGCAGATGCACCGTGCTATGGCGGTGATGTTCCGTCCGGTCACCGCAACATTCGGTAGCCGATACGAGATAGAAAAATACGAGGGTTCAGAGAAGTACGCAGACAAGATGAAGGACGTACCCCTTGACATTGCGATTGGTGCGATGCTTTTTTTTTGGACTTTAGGAAACGATTTATCGATCGCTTCCCTGAAATCTTTGGGAATGGAGCAGGAGATGAATTTAGTCCCGCTGCACAATTTTCTCAAAAATGGTCTTGGGTCACCATCTACTATCAGCTCTCTAATGGAGACCCCCTCAAGTTCGGTCAAGTAGCAGAGATGTCAGCAGCATTCGCATTCACCTACCTCACCTTTGAAAAAGAGCGCATAGAAACGGAGAACAAGATCCTCCAAAAACAACTGAAAAAATGAGACAATTCTACGACATCACCACCAAGCTCAAGGACACCCTTGAGGCCAATAGCCAAGTCAATGTGGTGACAACGGGTGACGTCTATGACGTTGACCTCAACAAGCAGACGATCTTCCCATTGTCGCACATTATGGTCAACCAAGCTACGTTCGAAGGTCAGGTGGTGCGTATGAGCATCAGCCTCATTTGTATGGACGTGGTGGATGAGACCAAAGAGAACCCACGCTTGCAGGCGGAGCCGTTTTACGGAACGAGCAACGTGCAAGACATCCTAAACACGCAGCTTGCAGTCATCAACGATGTGGTTGAGGAGCTACGCAGAGGGCAGTTGTACTCCGACCTGTATCAGTTGGACGGCAACCCCACGTGCCTTCCGTTCACGGAGCGTTTCGAGAACCTGCTTGCGGGGTGGACTGCCACATTCGATGTGCTGCTTTCTAACACCGAAATCTCTATCTGCTGATGCAACTGCGGCAGGATCTTGTACGTGCAAGCCTTGAGAAGTTTGCCAATGGCGTAGTCGAGCAGGCGAAGGCTAACCTCGCCCGTGAGAACAAGAACGTCACAGGCAACCTTGCCAATTCGCTTCAGTACTACATTGAGGTGAACCCAAATTCAATCGCCCTGCAATGGAAGATGGACGAGCTTGCTCCCTATTGGAAGTTTCAGGACTACGGTGTAAAGGGCAAGACGTCATCCAACAAAGCCCCGAACAGTCCCTTTCGATTCGGCACAGGGAGCAGCGGTATGCGTGGTGGTTTGACTCGTGCTATCAACCAATGGGTGCGTACCCGCAGATTCCAATTCCAAAGCCGTGAGGAGGGCAAGAAGGGTCAGTTCTTGAGCTACGATGCGACTGCATTCCTGATCACCCGAAGCATCTACAACAAGGGCATCAAAACAACGAGCTTCTTCACCAAGCCGTTCCAATTACAATTCGAGCAGCTTCCCAACGAAATTGCGCAGGCCTATGCGCTTGAGGTAGCTGACTTCCTACGATTCACGTTGCAACAACCAAGACAATGAGTACACCTGTCATAGCCACCCCAAGCAGCCTCGCAATGGCGAGAAGCCCGCAGTTCATTACGGCAAAGAACAACGCCCTCGCCAATGACACATTGAACGAGATGACTTTGAATCTTGCTATCTACACGGGAGCCAAATCAGCATCCGCCACAAACAACTACAACCTCTCAAAAGGCTACTCAATCAACGAGGTCATCAACTTTGAGGTGAGTGACTTGGTGCGCTCGGAGTTCTACCACGACTTCAGCATTTGGAATGACATCGGCTTCGTGCAGAGTCCACAAGGCGAATGCCTATGGGTGCGCCCACAAGGTACGTGGACATACTCGAACAACGGTGCGTCTCCTACTACCGCCACGTGGAGTTCAGGTACGACCTACGCATACATCACTACTGATGGATGGGCTACGATGACCAACATCGCACCTACGGCAGTAAGCCAAGCGGTGCTTGCAACAAGCCGTGACCGACAGGTTCAGCCATCAGCATACGAGGTACTCGCAATCTACAATAGTGTAGCAAACGAACTTGGTAGCATTCGCATCACGTGGGAGAGTGGAGATACAGGACTCTTGACAAACGTAGGAGGCAGCACTACGCCACCAAGCGCAGCTTCTGACAACACGCAAAACCTCGTAATCTACGCAGGAGTTGGAACCGCCAACCTTGAGAACAACCCCGACCTTGAGGCTCCAATCAAACCAAGCGGTCAGGCAGGCAATGGAATAGGAAGCTACTATGACGTGATCTTGCTCAATGATGACGATACGCCAAGCGAGATCGCACGGGTGCGATACTACGTGGTGTGTGAACCTAAATACACGCCCTATCAAATCGCCTTCATCAACCGCTTCGGTGTTGCTGACTTCATCACGTTCTTCAAGCGCAGCGATGAGACGGGTACGTTCACGCAGGACTCGTACCAAAAGAGCATCTACAATGACGGCTTCACAACGCCATCACTTGAGGTGGGCAAGTACAACTCGTTCAATGTAAACTCACGCAACTCACTACGCCTGAACACGGGCTTCGTGGATCAGAACTACGATGAGACCATCAAGGACATCCTGATGAGTGAGTACGTTGCGGTGTTGGACGGTAGCAATTGGGTCAGCGTTGTGCCTGATCGTGGCAGCATCGAATACCAAAAAAGCGTCAACCAAAAGCTCATCAACTACACGATGACGTTCACCTATGCCTTTGACGAACGCAGCTTGGTACGATGAACAAGGTAGACCTATACGTCAATGACTTTCGACTTGACCTGTTTGATGACGAGGAGATCAGCATCAACCTGTCGGTGCAGAACGTGCAGGACATCAGCAAAGTGTTCACGGACTTCACGCAAGGCTTCACGGTTCCTGCTACGCCACGCAACAACGAGATCCTTCAGCACTACTACAATTGGAACATCACAGGATCGAAGGTAACTACCGAGACCGCAGGTAGTCCGGTATGGAATAGCATCGGCATCACGTGGAATAGTTGGGCTACCGCTTGGAACGCAGGAGCGTCTACAACGAGTGTGACCAACACCTTTGACGGACGCTTGCGTCAGCCCGCAAGAATCGAGATCAACTCATTGCCATTCCGCACAGGGGTGATTGAGGTTGAGAGCGTACAACTCAAAGGAACGGAACCCTATGCCTACACCTTGACGTTCTATGGGGAATTGGTAAACCTGACCGACCTATTCGGTGACGACTACCTCTACGACCTAAACTTCAGCGCATACGACCACGAATACACCGATGACGAGGTGCGTATTCGCTTCATCTCCGATACTGACGAAAACTTCTTCTACCCGCTGATGAGTCCCGTGAAGAATTGGTACTACGATTCAGATGCGGGTGACGTAGGAGATAGCAACATCGCTGACAACGGAGCAGGCGTACACGGCATCCATTGGTATGAGCTGAAGCCTGCAATGAAGGTCAAGGCAATCATTGACGCAATAGAGGCCAAGTACGGCATCACCTTCACGGGTGACTTCCTAACGTCAGTTCCGTTTGTTGACCTGTCGCTATGGCTACACCGAGCAGAAGGCTATCTATTCGCAAGCGGAAACGACATCGCTTGGACGCTGATTGACTTCACCCGCAACACGGGAAGCGGAAGCGACTTCAACCTCGCTACCGAGACGTGGACAAGCCCCGCAGACAACGACTACCAATTCGTGTTGACGATGGCGAGCTGCACGGAAGCATACGAGATTGGTATCTTCTTCAATGGGCAGATTCAAGCGTCAGCCCTTGTTGATGCGCACGTGACGAGCATTCAGCGTTCGTTCGACCTATATGTTCCTTTTGGATCTGATGTGCAGCTTGCTATCCGCCCACAGGCAACGAACTCAATTACGTTCCTGCCGACCGATTATAGCTGCGACACCCTTGACCGCACTACGGGTCTACCTATTGCAAATGAGTTCTCGGTTGACCGCACCACTTCGCAGACCGTCAGCTTCAGGTTGATTGTGTCTGACCTGATGCCTGAAATCCGTGTGACGGACTTCCTGTCGGGCATTATGAAGATGCACAACTTGGTTCTTGTGCCAAGCAGTTCTACCTCGTTCCTGCTTCAGCCATTGAGCGAATGGTATGCTGATGGCACAAATCAGAACTACCAAACCTACTTCGATATCACGGAGTACTCGGTAAACCGCCCGCCCATCTATCGTGACATTGAGTTCAAATACCAACCCACCGAGCAGATACTTGGATTTCAATATCAGCAGACCAATTCGGTAGGCTTCGGTGACCTGCGAGCAACATTCACTTTTGACGCAGAGAACTTCACAATTGACATTCCATTTGAGTGTCCTTTGTTTGAGCGTTTAACCGATGAGCGTGATGGCAGCCTCACAACGGTACTTGTGTACAAGAGCATCACTACGGAAGCAAACGATGATGGTACGTTAAATCCATACGTCGGTGCGCCTGTTTTGTTCTACGGGTACTTTGATGCCGACTTCTCGTTCTTTAGTGAGCCGATTATGTGGGTAGATTCGGATGGAGTGACCACACGAACCATTACCAATTGTTGGTATGCTAACGTATCGAACCGCTACGACCAAACGCTTTTTCAGGCGAATAGTATGTGTTTTGGTGCAAACATCGACCCCTACTTCTTGCAGGTGGTCAAGAACGGACTATACTACAACTATTGGGCGGAGTACATCACCACACTCTACAACAAGAGCCGCAGGCTCGTACAGGTGGATGCGGTGTTGCCACTCGGCAAGATCCTAACGCTGAACCTGCAAAACAAGGTAATTTGGAACAATAGCCGATTCACGGTGAATTCGGTGTCAGTAAATATGACCACAGGCAAATGTCGCTTCGAGTTGCTCAACGATGACCAATCAACCACATCGGGAATCTACGCTACTCCTTCGGAGCCATTGGAACCATCAGTACCATCTTGAGTATGAAAAAAGGATTTATAGGTTATTTGGTAGACGTACTTCAGTCGGACGATTGGGTAGGTGTGAGTGAGAATGTTGAAATCGCAAAAGGCAAATACCATCTACCGAGCAATTGGCAAGACACCAAAAAGATAATTAGGAGGCAATGGCTGAAGAAGTAAATATCAACATAAGCATCACGACCAACGCTGCTCCTGCCGCTGACAAAATCACGAAGGAGCTTGATGGCGTAAAGAGAAAGGCCAAAGAGGTCAAGGATGAGCTTGCCGAAGCGTTTGACCAACCTGCTCAAGGTGATGGTAAAATCAAGCAAGGCACAAAGGACGTTGAGACCCTAAAGCAGACGCTTCAGCCTATCAAGGGTCTGATCAACGACCTGACGGGTGGGATGTCGGATGCGTTCTTTCAGGCGTATCAGTCAGTCAAAGCAGCAACCGATGGAGTAAAAGGGCTTGACCTTGCCCTCAAAACCGCTGCATTTGGTATCGCAATCCTTGTCATCCAAAGCCTGATTGAATTGTATGACGAACTGACCACTTCCGCAGAGGAGGAGGCAGAGGCATTGAAGAAGGCTGATGAGGCCAAGAAGCAATACATCGATACCACACGGCAGGCCGCTGACGCTATCGACAAGGAGCGCAAGGCACGTGAGGGCGCATCGAACGAGATCAAGCGGGAGATTGCAGAATTGGAGGCTTCAGGAGCAGCAGCCGAGACCGTATACGGAAAGAAAAAAGAACTGCTCAACCAAGAGCTGCAAGACCTAATTGCAAAGCAGGCCTTCCTGTACGATGACGCAGAGGCGCAAAAGCAAATCTCTCAAGACATCCTCGACAAGCAGTCAGCACTCCGTGTGCTTGATTTAGCGGAGGACAAGCGAGTACGTGAGGAGAAAGCAGCAGCCGCCAAGCAAGCGAAGGCAGACCGTGAGCGTGAGCGTCAGGAGGAGTTCAATCGCCTGAACGCAATCATCGTCAGCAACAACTATTGGGCAGACGAGCTTGCAAAGGCCGTTGAGAAGGGCAATGAGGCCGTCCGTGCAAGGGGTCAGTTTGCCGTTCAGTTGCTTGAGTTCTACCAAGAGCAAATTCAGGATCTCGAAGATCAAGAGATTTGGGCAGAGGAGGAGCGCAAGATTCGCCAAGCCCGTGCAAGAAAGGCTGAATCGGATGCCGCAGAGAAGGCACGTCAAGACGAGTTAGCCAAAGAGAAGGCCTATCGTCAGTCGCTGCAAGACCTTGCCGTTGACTCTGCGCTTGGCACTATCGGTGCGTTGAAGGAGCTGAATGGCATCTACGACCAAAACAATAAGGAGGCATCAGAGCGAGCGTTCAACCGCAACAAGGCGTTGAGCATCGCAGAGACCATCGTATCGACCTATGCAGCCGCACAAAAGGCGTACACCTCGCAGCTAATCATCGGAGACCCCACGTCCATTGTACGTGCGCAGATCGCTGCTGCTGTAGCCGTAGCAGGTGGTCTTGCCCGTGTTGCTGCTATTGGAGCGCAGAAGTTCACTTGGAGTGAATCACAACCTTCAAGCCCATCAATCAACTCCTCTGCCGCAGGAGGTGGTGGCTCCGTGCCTGCACCGCAGTTCAACATCGTTGGGCAGAGTGGCACGAATCAGCTTGCACAAAGCATCGGCAGTCAGTTCAACCAACCCATCCGTGCGTATGTCGTAGGTGGTGAGGTAACGACCGCACAACAATTGGAACGTCAACGAGTAAGAACCGCAACATTCGGATGAAACTAATCGAACTAATCCTTGATGAGACGATGGCCTTGACAGGCATCGATGCCATCAGCCTTGTCGAATACCCCGCTATTGAGGAGGACTTCATTGCGCTCAACACGCAAAAGAAACAAGTATTCGCAATGCAGAACCAAGAGAAGCGTCTTTTGATGGGTGCTGCTCTGATCCCTGACAAGCCCATCTACCGAACCGATGGCGAGAATGAGTACTATGTTTACTTCTCAAAGGACACCATTCGCAAGGCGATGGAACTGTTCTTCAAGAACGGCTACCAAAGCAACGCTACCATCGAACACGACTACGAGGTTGACGGCACTACGATTGTGGAGTCGTGGATCATCGAGGACGATACGCTTGACAAGAGCCGTGCCTACGGCCTTGACCTGCCTGTTGGCACGTGGATGGTCTCAATGAAGATTGACAACGAGAGCATTTGGAAGCGTGTCAAAGATGGCGAGTTCAAGGGCTTCTCAATCGAGGGCTACTTCGTTGACAAGATGAACTTCAGCAAACAGGAGCTTGCCAAGATCGAGGAGCAAGAGGCGGCTCTCATCCTATCGCAAATCGCAAGCATCATCAAAAAGGATGGTCGTGTAGTAGAGCTTGAGTCGTTTGCTGACTACCCTGAATCGGTACGCAACAACGCCAAGCGTGGCATCGAGCTAAACGAGAAAAACGGAAACAAGTGCGCCACCGAAGTAGGGAAGATTCGTGGTCAGCAGCTCGCACAAGGCAAGGCATTGTCGGTGGAGACCATCGGTCGGATGTACTCGTACCTATCAAGAGCCGAGACGTACTACGATGAGAACGACACGCAAGCATGCGGAACCATCTCCTACCTTTTGTGGGGAGGCCTTTCAGGTAAGCAATGGGCAGAATCTAAACTGAAAGAACTCGGCAAGCTATGAGTACACGCAAGAACACCGCCATCAAAGTTCAAACCGATGTCATCAGCGATGCGGAGCGTCTGACGTATGCCATCGAAGAAGGCTCAATCGTACAAACGGAGACGGGATATTGGATTGTGCGTAGCGGTGCGTGGGTCAACCTCAACACGAGCAACGCACAGGAACTCGGATGGGCAAGGTGGGACGATGGTCAATACACCTCAAGCAACAAGCTCACGTTCGCAAATGGTGTGCCTACTCTGCTGCCAAATAACGGAGCAACAATCACCTCATACTTGAACACGCCTGCTGATTTGTACAACCCTACCACAGGTCGTGTGTACGGCATCAAAGAGAACGACACCTATATCGCAACGGTGGTGTTCAAAGCAAGCGCAGCAAACGCACAACAAACCTACGGAGAGTTACGCCTTGAGGGTGGCAATGGAACTCCCTACGAGCGTTTGGCATCAACAATCGCATTCCCAAGAGGCAACGATGTAGAGCATCCGTTTCACAACGTATTCCAATACTACGTTGACGAGGACTTCGTGACCAACGGAAACTATTGGCAGCTCACGGCAGTCGGTGGTGCTATCCTCGTTTGGGACATTATTCTATTCATCCAAAGAACTCAATCACGATGATGAGACCACAACGCCTTCCCGTAGCCTCACCAAGAGGCGGCAACAGGGGATGCCTTTGCAAAGACAACACCTACTCACGCAAATGCTGCGATGGGTCACTTGCTGCTCAAGGTATCGGATCTCTCGTAGGTCAAGGCACAAGCGTCCGCATCCGTGGCGAAGAATGGCAGACCATCAACACCCGATGGGAGGCCACGAACACGCTATGGCAGGATCTTTAAAAATGTAACAATTAACCCAACCCAATTTATTTAGTTAGATATGAAAGCAAATTCTATTCTGAACCGAATCCTTGCTGAACTCGCTTCCGTACGTGAAGTAAAGTTTGCAACTATGACACTTGAGAACGGAGCCGTTCTTGAGGCTGAAGCCTTTGAAGCAGGCAATGAGGTATTCATCGTTAGCGGTGAAGATCGTGTTGCAGCTCCTGTTGGCGAACACAAGCTCGAAGATGGTCGCATCCTCGTTATCTTGGAAGAAGGAATGATTGCCGAGATCAAAGAAGCCGAAGCTCCGGTTGAAGTTGAGATCGAGATGCAATCAGAAGAAGCCGTTGCAGTAGCCGAGGAGGTTGCTTCAGAGGCCGTTGCTGAAGTTGCTCAAGAGGTTGTTGCCGTTATTGAGGTAGCAGTCGCTGAAGCAGTAGCTCCCCTCGTTGAGGAGATTCAGAGCGAAATGAAAAAAATGAAGGAGGCGATGGAAGCCTACAAGCAAGAGATGGCTGCTGCAAAGCAAGAGTTCTCATCTCAAGCTGCCGCTAAACCCATCAAGCACACGCCCGCAACAAAGCAAGCCAACAAGGTTGAATTTAATCGTCCCGCAAAGTCGATTGACCGAGTCCTTGCACGTCTTAACAAATAATCAATTCAGAAAATGGCAACGACCACTTCTATCACCACCAACTATGCAGGCCAATTTGCGAGCAAGTACATCTCTGCCGCTTTGTTGTCTGCCGACACCCTTGACAAAGGACTTGTCGAAATCCTCCCGAACGTAAACTTCAAGACCACCCTTCAGAAGGTAGGTACTGACGACATCGTTAAAGACGCAACTTGCGACTTCACGGCTACGTCTACCCTGACTTTGACTGACCGTGTCCTCGAAGTAGAGCCGTTCCAAGTTAACCTTCAGCTTTGCAAGAAAGACTACTACGATTCTTGGATCGGTGGTCAAATGGGCTTCTCTGCTTACGATAGCATCCCTGCTTCTTTTGCTGACTTCTTGATCGCTCACGTAGCTGCCAAGACTGCTCAAAAGATCGAGCAAAACATTTGGAATGGTAACGCTGCCTCTGCCGGAGAATTCAGCGGATTCCTTTCTTTGATGACTGCTGAC